CCTCGTATTCGTGTAGGACATGAAAAAACAAGAATTATATAGTATCTCTTATAAAGGTGAAGTTCTTGCAGAGGGACTTACAGAAGAGCAATATATGGATAAAATGCAAGATCTTGCAGACAAATTTTTCGAGACTGGATCACCGCATCCACTCGAACTTATAACTGACGTAAAATTAGAAGAAACAAATGGCAAAGACATTTAACACAGGAAACTCAATTCAAAGTCATCCGAAAAAAACTCGACAAGGCAACGGGAAACACTCAAAATTTTCCTCTACATCCCGTAACTCGGCTCGTAAAAGATCCAGAGGACAAGGTAAATAATGTTTTGTCGCATTCGACTTAAAGACACAAACTATCAAGAGTATCATAACTATCGTATTCTTGATAGTTCTTCTTTTAGTAAGTGCTTAGAAATATACAAGCAATATGTAACCTATAAGGGATTTAAAGATATTGTACCAATCTTCGTTGAGGAGTTTGAACTTGACCACTCTGATATCATTGGTTATTATGATGGTAATGAGTTAGTCGCATTTACTCTTGCATATCGTTTTAAAAGTGTAAATAGTGTATGGGCTGACCAGTTTGCTTGGAATTACAAGAATAAAAAACTCAGTTTAGGACATAAAGCAAATAAAAGTGAATGTGCATTATATAAAAGATTAGGTTATGATTACTTCTATTTGGGTGAATCATCAAACTATAAAGCAAAATTAGACGGATACGAAATTTCAAACTTTTTTGATACATGGCAAAATTAATCGGAAACCTTCCAACCAAGAAGGTATGGGTAAGAAAAGAATATTTAACTGACTTTCAATCGGGTCATGGTGAGTTTGTAGAGGGTATATGGGTGTGTGCCAAGTCAATTCAAGGTCGAGCATTCTATTTTGAGACATATTTACCAGAATATGGTGCAATGTACGATAAATTGCCGATTTCTGCGTTTTTATCCTCTCCAAAAACACCTGATCCTGACATGGATTTGGTAAATTTGCAGTTTTGGAACTGCATGGACTATGATTTTACTGTAATTGTCAAGCAATTTGTTGCTCCAATGGAGTGGGAACTGCGTACAAGGCACTATGGTAATCAAAAAGGTCAGTACATTTGTACTTTGGACAATTATCATGGTGATTTTGACCAAATTGATGCCTCTACAAGTGAAATGCCTGATGAACACAAGTCATTTAACCTAGTTGAACTCCGAAATGGGCAGTTTGCACTCTATCCAAACAATAGATGTCGCATATATGACACCTCAATGACCCCTGATCCAGTCAAAAGACCTGATTTTAAGGTATCAACACGCATCTTTGAAGTTGAAAATGATGTTAACTGGGGTCGATTAGGTGATTGTGATGATTATTTTTGGACAACACCCGATGAACGAAAAGAAATATAACCATATTATTAAATGGATACAAGAATTATCCAAAAATCAACCAGAATTAGGTAATTTTGCTATATGTCCCTATGCATCAAAGGCAAAATTTATCATTTTGGATGAAGAATTACGAAAAGTGAAACCAAGATATGGGTGGGATGTCGTCATTTACGTGGTTGAAGACGATCATGACGCAGATTTCTTGTATGCAATGGTAGATGACTATAATCGCACATATAAAGAGTATAAATTTATTGCAGATCATCGAAAATCTGGCACAAAAATTAATCAAGTGCCTACAAGTAATGGAAAATACAACTTGGTGCTTTGTCAATCAAGAAAAGAACTGACTGAGGCAAGAATTAAACTTGCAAAAACTGATTATTACAAATATTGGGATAAAAATTACCTCAAGGAGGTGTTAGAAGAGGATTATAAGGTCGTAAATATACATATTGAACCAGAATTAGGATAAATAATAGCATTTACAAAAAAGTGTCATAAATAAAACAGGAAAACTCTTGTTTAAATGGCGAAAAAGAGGATATCAAGGGCATTTAAGGACATAAGTTTGTCTTTTACACCCCATCCAGTCACAAAAGACCTCACAATTCTCAAAAATGAGAATGCAATTAAGAGATCTGTAAGAAATTTAATACAAACAATACCTACAGAAAGGTTTTTTAACTCTGTATTAGGTTCTGAGGTGCGTGACAGCCTATTTGACTTTGTTGATTTTGGTACTGCGTCTGTTATTCAGAACCAAATTGAAATAACACTTGAAAATTTTGAACCTAGAATCGAAAACGTCCTAGTTGAAGTAGATCCAAGACCAGATTTAAATGAATTTGAAGTTAAGGTCATATTTGATGTTGTTGGACAGGAAATTCCTACACAAGATTTCACATTCATACTCGAAGCAACAAGATAAATGCCTTTTACTAAGTTTACAAATCTAGATTTCGACCAAATTAAAACTTCAATTAAGGATTATATCCGTGCAAACTCTGATTTTACGGATTTTGACTTTGAAGGTTCTAATTTTTCTGTTTTAATCGACACGTTAGCATATAATACTTACATCACAGCATTTAATTCTAATATGGTTGTTAACGAATCTTTTTTAGATTCAGCGACTTTACGTGAAAATGTTGTTTCGTTAGCAAGAAATATTGGTTATGTGCCAAGGTCTAGGACAGCATCACAAGCAACGATTTCATTTGATATTGTTACAAGTGGAAATACACCTACGTTGACTCTACAAGCAGGTTTAGTTTGTGTTGGATCATCAAATGACACATCTTTTGTATTTTCTATTCCAGAGACAATAACAACCACCACAACTCAAACTTTTGATAGTAATGGTAATGTTATTAGTAGCACTGGATCATTTAACAATATTTTAGTATATCAGGGAACTTATTTGACAAAAAATTTCAGTGTTGATGGTTCACTTGATCAAAGATTTATAATTGAGAACTCATTTGTCGATACATCAACTATTAAAGTTAAAGTAACAGGACCTAGTCAAACAGAAGCGAGAGAATTTCGTAAAGTTGATAACATATTGAATATAACTGACACTTCAGAAACGTATTTAATACAAGAGGTCACTGATGAAAGATATGAAATACTTTTTGGTGATGGTATTTTTGGTAAAAAATTAGAAGATCAATCACAAGTTCTAGTCAGTTATATTGTAACTGATGGTGTTGATGGTAATGGTCCTTCTCAATTTTCATATGCAGGAAGTGTTGTATCATCAAGTAATCAAATACAATTACCATCGTCCACACCCACCATAACGACGATCTCAGCAGCATCAAATGGTGGTAGTATAGAATCAATAGATTCGATAAAATACTTTGCTCCTAGACTCTACTCGTCACAATACAGAGCAGTTACATCAAGAGATTATGAATCAGTTATACAACAGATATATCCAAACACTGAAACTGTTTCAGTTGTTGGTGGTGAAGAACTAAATCCACCTGAATTTGGTACAGTATTCATAACAATAAAACCTAAAAATGGTGAATTTGTATCAGATTTTGATAAGAAGAACATTCTATCTAATTTAAAAAGTTATTCTTTAGCTGGTATTAATCAAAAAATACTTGATCTTAAATTATTATACGTAGAAATAGAATCATTTGTTTATTACGATCAATCAAAAATAACTGGTGTATCTGAATTAAAGACTAATATAATAAATGGTCTGAATACATATGCATCTTCAACAGAAATTAGTAAATTTGGAGGCAGATTTAAGTATAGTAAAGCACTTAATGTTATTGATAGTGTTGATAATGCAATTACATCTAATATAACAAGAGTCATCATAAGAAGAAATTTAAAGGCATTAACGAATCAATTCGCACAATATGAGTTATGTTTTGGTAATAGATTTCATATTAACCCAGAGGGTAAAAATATTAAAAGCACTGGGTTTATGATACAAGGGCAAAATGATATGTTATATTTCACAGATATACCAAATAAAAAAGTTGATGGTTCATTAGATGGAAGTGGTAGAGGTGTAATAGCAATTGTTAAGGGAGATGCTGAATTGTCTGAAGGTCGTTTAGTGGTTGCTTCCGCAGGTATTGTTGATTATGTTCATGGTGAAGTAATAATTTCAACTTTGAATATAACAGCAACTGAAAAATCAAATAATATTATTGAAGTACAAGCTTTTCCAGAGTCAAATGATATCATTGGTTTGAAAGATTTATATTTAAATTTTTCAGTTGGTAATAGTAACATAAATATGGTTAAAGACACGATTTCATCTGGTGAACAAATATCAGGTGTAGGATTCAAGATTACGTCAAGTTATGCAAATGGAGCACTGATAAGAGGATAATATGATAACCACTGGAATTGATAAAAGAGTCAAAGTCCAACAGATTATTGAAAACCAAGTACCAGAGTTTTTAATATCTGAGAGTCCAAAGGCAGTAGATTTCTTAAAACAATATTACATTTCTCAAGAATATCAGGGAGGTCCGATAGACTTAACTGATAATCTTGATCAATACATAAAATTAGATAATTTAACTCCTGAAGTTGTTGTTGGTGAAACAAAATTAACTATTGGAATATCAACAAGTGATACTACTATAAACGTCAGTAGTACAAAGGGTTTTCCAAATGAATATGGGTTATTCAAAATTGAAAATGAAGTTATTACATACACAGGTATCACTACAAATAGTTTTACTGGTTGTATTCGTGGTTTCAGTGGCATAACAACTTATCACTCTGAAAATAATCCATCAGAATTAGTATTTTCGGATACATCAGCAATAAATCATGAAAATGATGCTACAGTTATAAATTTAAGTGCATTATTTTTACAAGAATTTTATAAGAAGATAAAGAAACAACTTACACCAGGTTTAGAAAATACAAAATTTGTTGATAATTTAGATGTTAGTAATTTTATAAAAAATTCTAAATCATTATATCAATCAAAAGGAACAGAGGAATCATTTAGAATTTTATTCAATATTTTATATGGTGAAACTCCTATAATTGTTGATTTAGAGCAATATTTAATAAAACCATCATCTGCAGAATATATTAGAAGAGAAATAGTTTTAGCAGAGGCATTATCAGGTAATCCTATTAACTTAGTAGGACAAACAATCATTAAATCAACAGATAATGATACTAGAGCTTCAATTTCAGAAGTAGAACCAGTAACCAGAAAAGATAAAGTATATTATAAAATTGGTCTATTCATAGGATTTAATGATGTTGATTTAATTGAAGGTACATTTAATATTTCACCAAAATCAAAAGTAATTGGTAATGTTTCTGCAGGATCATCCGTGATTACTGTTGATTCAACAATTGGTTTTGGTCAAACTGGTACTTTAATATCAGGAGATAATAATAACATTTTTTATAAGGATAAATCTGTTAATCAATTTTTTGGTTGTGAAAATATTAATGATGACATTTTATCAACCAGTGATATCAGAGCAGATGAATTTTATTTTGGTTATGAAAATGGAGATTTAAACAAAAAAGTTGAACTTAGATTAACTGGAGTATTATCGAAGTTTGTTCCTACTTCAGATATTAGATTATTATCAGATGGTGAGAAAATTAGTGTTAAGAATGTTGGTGAAAAAATATTAAATCCAACAGATGGTAAAACTAGAAAAGAAATTTTTGCAAATTCATGGATTTATAACACATCCTCAAGATTTAAAATTGAAAAATTTAATATAGGTCAATCTCAAGCAAATTTTAATACTCCAATATTATTTACAAAGGATATTGATAAATCAAGTTTATCAAAAGACGACAATGTTGAAATAATATTCAGAAATGAGGAAACTAGAGTAGCTAAGGGAGTTATTAGTAACATACAAGGTAGTGCTATTACTCTTGATGTTTTAACTCTTGCTGGTATATCTACAATACCTGAAAGTAATAGAGAATATGATTTAAGAAGAATATTGAATCGTGCCTCATCCTCATCAACTGATATTGAATTTGGAAATGATGTTTTAACATCTGATATTACAAATGTATATAATAATTTAAATAATACTTTCTTTGTAGCTGCAAACTCATTACCATCTTATCTGATAAATGCAACATTACCAAAAGGAATTTTACCTAATGCAACTGCAGGGATTGAAATTCAGGGTTACGATCCTAATACATTACTATATCATGTATTATCATTTCCAAATTCAGTTCCATTTATAACTGGTGATGAAATTTTCTACACAGCACAGGGAACAACATTACCTAATTTACCAGAAGGATCATATTTTGTAGAAGTTATACCTAACACAAATAGTCAACAAATTAAATTATTTAAATCTAGATCCTTTATTCCTATTAATGACTATCAAGAGTTTGGGACATTGCCTTTAGGATCTGGTACACATACATTTTCTTTGGTAGGTATAAAAGAACAAGAAATAGCACCACAAAAATTATTAAAACAATTTCCATTAAGTCCAAATCTTGTAAATTCATCATCTATTGAAACAACACCAGGTACAATAGGAATGTTGATAAATGGTGTAGAAATAAGAAATTATAAATCAGAAGATAAAATATTCTTTGGTCCTTTAAGTAAAGTAAGTTTATTAAATGGTGGTTCAAATTATGATGTAATATCACCACCTATTATTGAATTATCTGCACCAAGTACAGGTGGTGTAAACGCATTAATAAAACCTGTTGTTACTGGATCTATTAAGGATGTTCAAGTTGACCCACAAGATTTTGATATTAAAAAAATTATTTCATTAACAATTGAGGGTGGAAATGGATCAGGTGCAATTCTGAAACCAGTTTTAGCAGAGAGAAGAAGAGAAATTTCTTTTGATGCGTCATTGACTCAAAATTTAGGTGGTGTAGATAATACTAGTGAGAGAATAACTTTTTTAAGTAAACATAATTTAAAAGATGGACAACCTATAGTATATGATCGTAATAATAACCCACCTTTAGGAATAGGACCATTTCTTGGATCTAATCTTGGAGTATCAATAACAGGAATAGGAACTACAACTTTAATTAATGCAGCTACTTATTATCCTGGTGTCATTAACCCTACAACAATAGTATTATACCAAACACTTGATGATTATAATGCAGGTATTAATACAGTTGGATTTTCATCAGCTAATAAAATTGGTGTTCATAAATTCAGAGTTTTTAATAATGAAAAAACACTCAAGGATATAAGAGTTATTGATGAGGGTTCAGGTTATGAAAATAGAGAAGTTTTTGTAAAACCAACAGGAATAAACACTATTACAAATACAATTCATTTTGATAATCATGGATTCAATGATGGTGATAAAATTGTTTATTCAACAGCTGTCGGTGTAGGATCAACTCTTCCAACGACAATATCAGGATTATCAACATATACTGGTATCACTACAACTTCTATTTTTTATCAAGTAATTAAAGTAAATAGTGATTCTTTCCGTATCTCATCAGCTGGTTTAGGTGGAACAAGTGTATCTGATTATCAACGTAATGATTATATTAAATTTTCAAATCAAGGCACTGGATTTCAAGTTTTCAAATATCCTGATATTAAATTAAATTTAAAATTTGAATCATCTAACGTAGGTGTTGGTATTATCACTGCAACACCTATTGTTAGAGGAAGTATTACAGATATTTTACTATATGAAAAGGGTGAGGGATACGGATCTAATATTTTGAATTTAGAGAAAAGTATCAATGTTAATTTTAAAACTGGAAAAGAAGCTCAACTTAAACCCATCGTATCAGGTGGTAAAATTTCTCATGTTGAAGTTCAAACAAAAGGTAAAGAATATGTCTCTGCTCCAGATTTAGAGGTTGTAGGATTAGGAACTGGTTTAGGTGCTAAATTAAGAGCAGTTCTTGAGGATGGAAAAATTTCTAGTGTTGTCATATTGGATGGTGGTTTACAATACCAACAAGATAAAATTGATATTAAAATAACTCCACCAGGAACTGGTGCAAAACTTGATGTAAGCACAAGAGGTCTTGTTGTTAATACATTTGACAGGTATGGAAAAGAAGCTATAGTAGAGAGTGATAATAAATTAGGATATTCTATAGTTGGATATTCAACTCAAGTTGGAAATGATCCATTCAATGATTCTAGTGTTTCAAACCCTGTTCACTCTCCAATTATTGGTTGGGCGTATGATGGAAATCCAATTTATGGACCTTATGGATATAGTGATCCTAATGATCAAAACTCATCTATTAGAATTCTTAATACTGGTTATATTTTAGAACCTTCAAATATAATCAATAGACCAACTGGATTTAGTAATGGATTTTTTGTTGAAGATTTTAAATTTGCAAATAATGGTGATTTGGATGTACATAATGGAAGGTTCGGTAGAACTCCTGATTATCCAAATGGAGTATATGCTTACTTTGTTGGAGTTCAAACAAATTCTTTAGAACCATCATTTCCATATTTCATTGGTAAATCATTTAGATCAGATCCATTAATTCAAGAAAAAAATATAAATCAAAATAATTTTGAATTTAATCAATCCAATTTAGTAAGAAATACATATCCATACAAAGTTTCTGATGAGTTTGCTGATAATGATTTTATTGTTGAGTCTAATGAAATAACATCACAATCATCAATTGTGGAATCAACGACATCTGGATCTGTTGATTCAATCAGCATTATTAACATTGGAGATAATTATAAAATTGGAGATGCTGCAATATTTGATAATACAAATACAAATGGTGGTGGTTTAAGTGTATCTGTAAAAAGTATACAGGGAAAACCAGTCACATCTATAGAGACTAGTGTTGACACTTATGATAATACAGTTTTTATATGGAGAGACCCACAACATGTTTCTGCATTTATATCAACTGCACCAAATTTAAATGATCATGATAATGTAATTGTATCTGGTTTAAGCACATCAGCAATTAAAGGTTTAAGTGGATCACATAAAATCGGTATTGATACTGCACAATGTTCAGTGTATAAAGAAATTCCTAATTCTACAACAACTGGTATAGTAACAGACATATATGTTTCTCACATACCTAATAATATATCGGCAGGTAGCAGTATTGGAATTGGAACTGAAAAATTATTAGTTTTGAATACTTTTGTAGATAACAATGTTATAAGAGTAAAAAGAGGAGTATCTGGTATTCATACTGCATCAACTAAAATTAATTTAATACCAAGTTTCTTTAATATACCAATTAGAACTAAAGTTTTTGATTCAAAAGTAAAAGACATAGTATATTTTAATCCACACGAAACAATTGGTGTTGGAACAGTTGTTGGTTTGGGATCAACCTCACAATCTACTATTGGTGATTTAATAAGTGTTGTATCAACTCCAACTCGTAGCATCTTTTTACCGAATCATCCCTTTGAGACAAATCAAAGAGTAACACTAACAAAACCACCATTAGGTTATGGTCTTACTGTATCTGATGATGATGGTGTAACCACGTTCACAATTCCAAATAGTGGGAATAGTCAAGATATTTTTGTTATAAAAAAATCAGATGATTACATTGGAATCGTAACACAAGTTGGTCTAACAACTTCAACAAATGGATTATCATTTGTTGGGGATACAAAAGTAGGATCAAGTAATTTTGAATACCTTTTACAAGATAATCCAACTCAAGTAACAGGAACTTTACAACGTGTAGATGCGGTAGTTTCACTATCAACTGCTCATAATTTAAGAGATGGTGATGTTATAAATCTAAATTTAACTCCTAAATCATCAGTAGGGATTGGCACTTCAACATTAATAAATGTAAAATTTGATGAAACTACTCAATCAATTTTAATTAATCCTATTACTTGCACTAGTAGTGGAGTAACAACATCAACAAATAATTTTAACATATCAAATCATAATTTAAAAACTGGTGATAAAATTAAATATTCTTCAACATCTGTGTCTCAGGGATTAACAAATAATGAATCTTATTTTGTCTTTAAAGTAAATGATGATAATTTTAAATTAGGTGAGACTCTTATTGATGTAAAAGGTAATCCAGCAAATATTGTTGAAATATCAACCACTGGTGGAACTCATGAATTTTCATTAATAAATCCACCAATCAAAGTACATAGAGAAAATAATTTAGTTTTTGGGTTAGGTCATACATCTCTAAATGGTTATGATTTAAATATTTTTTATGATAAAAATTATAAAAATGAATTTGTTTCTGTAGGCAACACTTCTAATTTACAAGTTATCAAATTTGGAACAAATGGTATATCTACAAATAATAATCCTGCTGATGCTACTTTAACTTTAAATTATTCTATTGATAATCCACCTGTTCTTTTCTATAACTTAAAAAAATCTGGTTTTATTAGTACCTCTGATACCGATGTTTTAAATTATAATAGAATTGAATATGTAAACAGTAAATATGATGGTCAATATAGTATTTTTGATGTCCCTAACGATCCTAATGTTTCTTATACAAATTTTACAATTTCTTTACCAGAAGTTCCTGAAAAACTATCTTATGCTTCGACTGAAACCAGTGTTTTAAAATACTCCACAAAATCTCTTCGAGAAAGAGGTCCTATCGATAGAGTTGGGATTGATTTTGAAGGAGATGGTTATGATAGTCTACCAACATTTGTTAGTTTTGGATCAACACAAGGAACAAACGCAACTTTACTTCCAGATTCAACATCAATAAACAGAGTTGATAATGTGAGAATATTAAATCCAGGATTTGAATATTCATCAGATTCAACCTTAAAACCAGAGGCATTTGTATCACCAGTTATTCAAATAATTAATTCAAACACCATCGATAATATTGAAGTAATAAGTGGTGGAAGCAATTATACTACAATTCCTGATTTAGTTATTGTTAATCCAGTTACAGGTCAAATCGATAACACTGGTCTTATTGAAGCAACTACTATAGATGGTAGTTCTGTAAATAGTGTTAATATAGTTGTTCGTCCAAAAGGATTACAATCAATTACACATGAAATTTTTGCTATTAACAATACAAATGGATCAACGGTAAATAAATTATTTTATGACTCTATATCTGGTATAGTTACTTGTTCATTAATTACACCAGTTTTAGGATTCACAACTGCTCCATTCTCTGTTGATGATGAAATATTTGTTGAGGGTCTTCAAAAACATGGTAATACTGGAACAGGATTTAATTCATCTGATAATGGATTTAAATTATTTAAAATAACATCAGTAAATAATACAAACCCAGCTACAATTGAGTTTGATTTATCAAATGTTACTAGTAACGCTGGTATTGCAAAAACGATACAAAATTCTTTTGGAACGATAATAAGTAAGGATGATTATCCTTCATTTAAAGTTAGTCAATCTATATTTAATTTTAGTGTAGGTGAAAAATTATCGGTATTAGTTGGTTCCACATTTGAACCACTTAACTTAATAATATCAGAAGCAACAAATGAATTTATAAAAATTGAAGAAAAAGTACCAGGTGCATTCAATTTAAGTAAAGGTCAAATATTAAGAGGATCTAATTCTGGAAATATAGGTGAAATATGCACCATTTCAAAAAATAGTGGTGTTTTTGAAATTAATTATTCATTAAGACAGGATCAAGGATGGAATGATGATATTGGTAAATTAAATCAAGATTATCAAGTTACACCTGATAACGATTACTATCAAAATCTATCTTATAGTGTAAAAAGTTCAATAACATTTGATGAATTAATTAATCCTGTTAATAGATTATTACATACATCTGGTCTTAAAAATTTTGCAGATGTTGAAATAACTGGTATTACAAGTGCTGGTGTGACTAAATCTACAAAAACTGATGTCCTTGCACTTGATTTTATTGAAGAAAAAAGAGTTGATACAATAAATTTCTTTGATTTATCTGAGGATGTTGATACTTTTGACGGAAAATCAAAGTTTTTAAGATTATTAAATACAAAACTATCACCCTTTATTGAGTGTAAAACAAATAGAGTATTAAAAATAGATGATATAAGTACATTATTCTCTAACACTAATATTAATTTAAATAAATTTTTAAACTTACCATTAAATTCAAGATATGCAACATTTTTAATTCAGGCAAGAAACCCAAACAATGATAATATACAATTATCTGATTTAATTTTATATAAAGATAACAATAATGTTTTTACTGCTGAGAGATCTAAAATTCATAATACTTCATCAGAATTAGTTGAAATAAAGGGACAAAGAAATAGTGCAGGAGCTTTAAGTTTAGAATTTACACCTGATGACCCAGATAATAATGATTATGATATTAAAATACTTGAAACTTCATTTAATACAAATTTATCAGGTATTGGCACCCATAGTATTGGATTTATAAATTTAACAGGTGTTAATACAACAGTTGCTACTGCCTCAACATCAATTATTATATCTGCTGATATTAATAATACAGATGCTTTATTTGCTTCAATTGAAGTTAACAATGTAACATCTCAAGAAACTAATTTTGTCGATTTATATCTGACACATGATGGTAATGATTCCTTCTTATCTGAATTTTATTCAGATACAATAAATGGTCCAACATTGAATTTCATAGGAACATTTACCTCTGGCATAAGTACAAATAATATTTTGTCATTAAGTTTTGAAAATGATCAAGTGAATGAAGTTCTTGTAAGATCAAGAGTAATAGGAATAGGCACAACCACTGCAGGAATAGGAACTCATAGATTTAAATTATCAGGTCAAAGTGATGGAACAGAAAAAACAACAATATTACAATCTCATTTTTCTAATGTTTCCACATCATCAACTATTGCAAGTTTTTCAAAAAATGAGATTTCATCACTTAAAGGATTTGTAAGGGTATCAAGTGGATCTACTAGTTCTCTTCATCAAGTCCTTGTAGCACATAATTTAATTGATGCACATACAACACAATACCCATTTATTTCAATAGGTAGCACTTCAGGTATAGGAACATTCTCGTCAACTATTGTTGGTAATGATTTCAATTTGAACTTCCATCCTGATCCTTTATTTACAGGTGGTACTAATAATGTAGAAGTTCAAACATTTACCGAGGCATTTTATAAAGATATTGATCTCCTTAACATACCTCCCGATTTACAATATGGAAGTGTAACTGAATCATTATCAATTGAACAATATAATGCGATTAATGGAACAAGATCTAATAAAAGAAGTTTTCCACTACAACACAATTCAATTCCTATATTTCAAAAACAATTTAATCCATCAGATAGTTCAAATTTGAATCCAGTAACAGGTTTATTTACAATCAAAGATCATTTCTTTGAAACTGGTGAAAGATTAAATTATGTCCCAAATTCTACATTTACTGGAATATCAATCACTGGTATTTCTACATCTGGTGGTGTTTTAGGATCTGAAGTTTATGCTATAAAAGAAACAAAAGATACTTTTAAAATATCAAAATCAAAACCAGATGCTGTTGCTGGTATAGCATTAACATTTACAAATTTAGGAAGTGGTAATGCACATGAATTTGAAATGTTTAAAAAGAATGAAAAAGCATTATTGTCAATCGATGGTGTGATTCAATCTCCAATGGCTTTTACACCAATTACAACAGATTTAGAATTCAATATTACTAACAATGTAACCACATTTAGTGTAACAGGAATTACTTCAATAACTTCTAATGATATTATAAAAATAGATAATGAATTTATGAAGGTGACAAATGTTGGTTTAGGCACTACTTCTGTAGGACCTATTACAGAGAGTGGTTCGGTTTTATTGCTTGATGTAGAAAGAGGAGTAATAGGTTCTGCTGCTACAAGTCACTCATCTGGTGCAACAGCAAGGTTATTCTCTGGTGGATATAATATTGTTGATAGCACAATACATTTTACAGATGCACCAAAAGGTTCTAATACGACACAAAAAACAAGATCTAATTTAACACCCGTTAAATCAGATTTTTCTGGTAGAGTTTTTCTAAGACAAGATTATAGTTCAAATGTTATATTTGATGATATATCCGATAGTTTTACTGGTATTGGAGAAACATTTGTAGTCAAGGTAGGAGGGGCAAATACATCAGGAATAACTACAGGCAGCACCATGTTGCTATTAAATGGTATATTCCAAACACCATCTACATTTAATAATACTGGTAATAATTATGAGTATAAAGAGATTGGTGGAGTAAGCAATGTTTCTTTCTCTGGACAACCTGATGTTTCTGCTGGAGGAGTCAAATTCATAAGTGATGTTGATGTTAATCAAAATAAATTGCCAAGAGGTGGTATTATTGTTTCAGTTGGATCAACTGGAGGTATGGGAGTTGCTCCATTAGAGGGAGCAAAAGCATCTCTTATAATTGGTGCAGGTACGTCAATTATTGGTGTTGTGGGTGTACCAACAACTGGAAAGAGTTTCAATGTATCCTCAGCTGCATTTAATAATACTACAGGTACTTTAGAAGTAACAACATCATCTAATCACGATTTTAGAAATATTAATGAATTTGTAAGATTCGATGGATTAGTATTTAATCCTGTGTTAGGAATTGATACAAATAGATCATATAGTGTTACTGGTATAATATCATCAACTACTTTTACAACTAATGTTGGAACTAGCACTATAACACATGCTTATGTTGGATCTGGAACAGTGTTTGAATATCAAGGAGACAATACCTTTGGATCAGGTTATCGTCATCCCGTATCTGTTGCAGTTACAGATAGAGATGGTAATGGTTCAGGTGCAGTGGTATCCGCTGTAGTTGGTGCTGGTGGTTCATTATCATTTAATGTTGTTAGTAATGGTTCTGGTTATACTAACCCTGTACTAACTATACCTCAACCATCATATCAAAATTTACCTATAACTGGAGTATCAAGAAGAGGAATAGGATCAACAACCGATACTGGAATAGGTGTTTCAATTACAATTGATGTTGGAAGTGGTTCAACAGGTGTTGGTATAGGAACAACTTTATTCTCTGTAAGTAATTTTCAATTAGAAAATAATGGATATGATTTTAAAGTTGGTGATGTGTTCAAACCAGTTGGTCTTGTGACTGCAAAGGGTTTATCAGATTTCGTAAGTGATTTTGAAATAACAGTTACTGAAGTATTCCGAGATCAATATTCATCGTGGAATTTTGGACAATTTGATTTTATAGATTCTATTAAAGATTTACAAGATGGTGCAAGAAAAAGATTCCCATTATTCTTTAATTCTACCTTATTAAGTTTTGAAATTAATGAAGATGATGAAAATTCTCTTCTTATTAAACCAGGATTAAGTGATTTATTACTAATTTTTATAAATGGAGTTATGCAAAATCCTGGTGAATCATATGTATTTGAAGGTGGAACATCATTTGATTTCATTCAAGCACCAGATCCTGATGATTTAGTTGACATCTTGTTTTACAAAGGAACTTTTGGAGTTGATTCTGTGCAGGTATCTGCAGGTTCTTCAATTCAACCAACTATTAAACCTGGTGATGTTGTTCAAGTAGTCAAAAATAATTCTGGCATCACAACGACACAGAATGAGAGAACAATATTTGCGATCACATCTTCTGAAGATGTTGAGACAAATTTATATACAGAACAGGGTGTAGATGAAGTTAACCTTAGACCTTTGCATTGGACTAAGCAAAAAATTGACAAGAAAATAGGTGGTGAAATAGTTTCAAAATCTAGAGATTCCATAGAATCGCAAGTTTATCCAACATCTAAAATAATTGGTGATTTATCATCAGATCCATTTTCAGAGTCAGGAACTGAATTATTTGTTGATAATGCTAGATTCTTTAATTATGAAAAAGATAGTGCCAATATAACTATACCTTCTATGAGTGCTTTGATTGTAGACTTTACGGAACCAGTTGCTGCTGCATTAACTGCAACCGTTTCTATTGGAGGAACAATTAGTGGATTAACAATTGTAAATTCAGGTAATGGATATTTGGGATCTACAACATCTATTTCCATATCAGCACCACCATCATTGGGTATTGGTATAGGAACGACTGCATCAGCAACAGCAACTATAACAAATGGTGTTATCACTAGTGCGACTATCACAAATCCAGGTTTTGGATATACAATCTCATCTGCTCCTCAAGTATTGATGCAACTCCCTAGACCAATTAAAGAAAAAATAACTGACATAGATGATAGTGAAGTTACAGGTTATAGTGGTATCATTACAGGTATTGGTGTAACTGATGGGATAGGAGGTCATCCATTAGCTCTTAAATTTGCAATTGAACCTGATTTTATTAGTAATTTAAATTCTCAGATCGATGATTTGCAGGTTGGATTCCCTATTCACATCTTTAATACCAAAGTTGGACATGGAGTGACCTCTGTATCAAGTAGTAACAATGCAATAGTTGGAATAGGGACAACATGTGTTGATAACATCTACTTTATAAATGCATTTAATACTGCTGCTGGTATCATTACATGTAATATCATGACTGGTGTAAATACTTCAGGAATTGATTTTAATTCTCCAGTTGGTTTTGGAACGGGAGAATTTTCTTGGGGAAGAATACGTGGATTTACCAGAAGTTCAAACCCAATATCAATTGGAGTTACTGGTTTAAGAGTAGACTCTGGATTAACAACTTACCCATCTGTCCAGAGAAGAGGTTTTGGTCTTAGAGATACTGGTTCTCTAAGGAAGGATCTTGGGTAGTATAAATATAGAAAAAAGCTAATGATATGGCTGCAATTGTAACAGATCAATTTAGAATTCTAAATGCTAATAATTTTGTAGAGACAGTTGAAAACTCTGCAAATTCATATTATGTAGTGGTAGGTCTTGCCAATCCAGAACCAGCTAGTGTTGGATTTGGAAGAGTTGATGATTGGGATAATAAAACTCCTAATCCAACAGATAGTATTAATTATATGAATCATGTAGGTGATACTCAAATATTTGGAAAAAAGATAACAAGTGCAAATATAAGAAGATTGATTAAAAGAAGAGATTGGAAACAAGGGACAAAATATGAAATGTATCGACATGATTATAGTGCAGATAAACAATCACCCATTACAGGTAGATCAAGATTATATGATACTAGTTACTATGTAATGAATAAAAATTTTGATGTATATGTTTGCATTGATAACGGATCATCTGGTATTACTACAACGGGTAATGCATCTCAAGACGAACCATTATTTACTGACTTAGAACCATCTAGAGCAGGTGAAAGTGGTGATGGTTATATTTGGAAATACTTATTTACAGTCCCTCCTAGTGATATTATTAAGTTTGATTCAACTGAATTTATATCAGTTCCAGGAAATTGGCCAACATCATCGGAGACACAAATTCAATCTGTTCGTGAAAATGGTGACTCTACAATAAATAATAATCAAATAAAAAAAGTTTATATTGATAAGCAAGGATCTGGATACACAGAAAATCAAGTGGGTGTAGAAGTTGATATTATTGGAGATGGAACTGGTGGAAAAGTAGTTTTGGATACTGATAGTGATGGAAAAATTGTAAGAGCAAATGTTTCTTCAGGTGGACAAGGATATACTTATGGTATGGTTGATTTAAAACCAATTGGTAATGATACTGTTAATACTAGGGCAAAGTTAATACCTATTATTCCACCATCAAGAGGTCATGGTTTTGATCTTTATAAAGAATTAGGCACAGATAAGTTACTTATCTTTGCTAGATTTGACTCTTCATCAAAAGATTTTCCTACAGATACTAAATTTTCACAAATAACTATCGTTAAGAATCCGACATCAATTGGTTCAACCCAAGTTTTTTCAGAAAATCAGTTTTCTTCAGTAAACGCTATTAAAGTAATTGATCCCTCTGGAGAACCTGAAATAGGCAATAAAATGACACAAAATGTAACTGGAGGAGTAGCTAAAGGTTATATTGTATCATATGATAGTGATACTCAAGTTGTTAAATACTATCAAGATAGGTCTTTGTATTTTAATCAAACAACAAAAGATCAAGAAGATTATGCAAACGTTGAAAGTGTATCAAGAGTTTTACCATTTGAATCAAGTGCTGTTGAAATTAACGTTACAGGTGGTTTTTCATTTAAGGTTGATCAAAACTTTACTGGTATAAGTACTACATCATCTAATGGAAACAAAGTTGTCTCATTAGGTGTTAATTTCACAAATGGTCTTGCTTCACCTGAGATAAATAAAGGGTCAGGTGAAATAGTATATTTAGATAATAGACCTTTAATCACTAGAAACTCCAGACAAAAGGAAGACATTAAAATCATCTTGGAATTTTAAAAAATGCCACAAAAAACGAATTTAAATATAAGTCCTTATTATGATGATTTTAATAAGGAAGACAAATTTTACAGAGTTCTGTTTAAACCAGGATTTCCTGTACAAGCAAGAGAATTAACATCTCTTCAATCTTCTTTACAAAATCAGATTGAATCCTTCGGTAGTCACATCTTTAAAGATGGGTCTATGGTTATACCTGGTAATATTAATTTTGATAATACTTATTACTCAGTAAGAATAAAAAACACTCATTTAGGAATTCCAGTTGAATTATATCTTGAACAATTAAAAGGTTTAAGATTAAAGGGAGAACAATCAGGCATTATATTTACAATTGATAGTTTTGAACTCATTGGGACTGAAGATGATCTATCAGATTTTACACTTTATGTGCAATATTTACAATCTGGAGTAGATAACACTATTGGCAATTTAATTGATGGTGAACAATTAATAACAGAATCTACATTTGTATATGGTAATACTGCGGTAAATGAGGGTGAGAGTGTATTGACACTTGTTGAATCTAATGCATCAGCAGTTGGATCTGCTGTTGGTATATCTTCTGGTACTTATTTCATAAGGGGCACTTTTGTCGATGTATCTACAGATAAAATTGTTCTTGAACCATATTCAAATACACCATCTTATAGAGTTGGATTAAACATTGATGAACAATTAATAAATGCAAAGAATGATGATTCGTTATATGATAATGCAAGAGGTTTTTCTAATTTTGCTGCACCAGGTGCTGATAGACTAAAAATTACAACAACCTTAGCTAAAAAAAGTTTAAGTGATTTCAATGATACAAACTTCGTTGAACTTTTACGTATTGATGAAGGTGAAATTAAAAAAATTATTACCAAATCTCAATATTCATTAATAAAGGATTATTTTGCGGAGAGGACATTTGATGAATCAGGTCACTATTCTGTTCAAAAATTTGATGTACAACTAAAAAATTCTTTGAATGATGGCATATCAAATGAAGGTATTTTTAGATCAAATGAAGTAACTGATCAACAAAATACCCCATCAGATGATTTAGCATGTGTTAAAATATCTGCAGGTAAAGCATATGTCAAGGGTTATGATGTAGAATTAACTGGGACAAGAATAATTGATGTTGAAAAACCAAGAGATAAGCAAAAAGTAGATGCCTCATTAGTTCCATATCAAATGGGAACTATTTTAATAGTTAATAATGCCTTTGGTATACCTGCTCCTAATATTAATGATGATTCTAAATTTGTAGAATTATATGATCAGAGAACAAATTCTAACACTGCTGGTACTGGTGATCTTATAGGACAATCCAGATGTTATTCATTTAATGTAAAAGATGCATCATATAAAAATGATAAGAGTGAGTGGGAATTACACTTATTTGATATACAAACATTTACAAAGATAATCATTAACTCCGCAGTTAGCAATGCACAACTGCCTGATACATCATATGTAAGAGGATTAAGTAGTGGTGCCACAGGATATGCAATTGCAGCTGGTGGTGGTAGCACAACCATAAAATTAACACAAGTTACTGGTTCATTTGTAAGTGGTGAAGGAATCATTATAAATGAGGATCCTGAATTATCACGATCAATACAATCAGTTACTATTTTCGGAATCGAAGATGTAAAATCAGTTTATCAAGATACATCTAATGTTTCTGGATATGCCTCTGATTTTGTTGCAGATACTGTACTTAATCGAAAAATTCCTACAGGATTTAATGTTGCTGATAAGTTAAATATCAATGCAGCTGGTATTGCAACATGCGCGGGAAAAAACTTTGCTGCAACTAAAATTGGAACAATTGTAAGATATTCACTACCTGGTGAGGTTACTGAAAGATTTAATAGAGTTTCATCTGTATCACCAGATGGACAATTTATTAATTTAGCATCAGTTCCAAATATAACTGGTGTATGTAATGGTGCTTTACCAACAGGTTCTTCTGTTGCATCAACGTTTGCATTTGGAGTACCAAACATTAAACTTAATGAAAATAAAGGATTATATGCTCCAATAGGTAATAGAAATATATCAGATATTGATTTGGGATCATCTGATTTAATTGTAGGAACTAATATTACAGGTGAAACAGTAGATGGAAGTGGAGTTTTACAATTTAACTTATCCCAAAGCGGAATATCAAGTGCTTTTTACGAAGCATTTGATGCTGAAAGATATTCTGTACACTATTCTGATGGATCGATAGAGGATTTAACTAGTGATCAAGTAGTTTTAAATACAACAAGTCAATCAGTAACTATTAGTGGTTTAACAGCAAATCAAACCAACGTAGTTGTTTCAACAACTCTGAAAAAACGAGATATAAAAAGCAAGCAAAAAAATTACATTAGAAGTCAAAAAATTGAAATTTTAAAAACTGCTGTTGGTGTTAATACTACTGCAAGTGGTATGTCAAAAAGCACATCTTATGGTTTAAGAGTTGAAGATAAAGAAATATCATTAAACGTACCTGATGCTGCAAGATTACTAGGTGTTTTTGAATCTATTAATACTAATGCACCAATTCTTGACAGACTTACTTTTCCAAGTGGTTTAAATTTAGATACAACCTCAATATTAGGAGAGAAAATTTTAGGAAAAACAAGTGATGCTATAGCACAAATAACAGCACAAATATCATCTAATGAATTAGAAATTGTATATCTAACCCCTACAAAATTCACAATAGGTGAAATAGTTGATTTTGATGAATCAAAAATTTCTACAATTTTGACACAAATAGAAGTTGGTAGTTTCTTAGATATCACAAATAGATATGAACTTGATAAAGGTCAGAGAGAACAATTCTATGATTATTCCAGAATAGTAAGAAAACAAAATTTCCCTCCAGCTACAAGAAAATTATTAGTTGTTTATGATGCGTATACTGTACCATCAAATGATGTAGGAGATTTTTATACAGTTGATTCTTATCCAGAGGAAAGATTTGGATCTGATATACCAATTTTAGAAAATGATTTAAGAGCGTCTGATACTATTGATTTTAGACCAAGAGTTTCAACATACGTTGGTGCAGAATCACCATTTGCATTTAAAAATAGAACTTTTGACAATGGATTTAATCCGTCATTTATTGTTAAACCTAACGAAAGTTCAATATTAGGATATAGTTTTTACTTACCAAGAACAGACAAATTAATTTTAGACGTAGATGGAAGTGCATCAATTATAAAAGGAACATCTAATTTAAATCCAAAAGAACCTCCAATAATTGAAAATTCAATGGAGGTTGCAACAATTGAATTACCTGCTTACCTCTATGATCCTGATGATGCAATCATAAAAGTTACTGATAATGTTAGATACACAATGAGAGATATAGGTCTTCTTGAGGACAGAATTGAAGTATTAGAAGAAGTAACCTCTCTAAGTTTATTAGAACTTGATACAAAAACTTTACAAGTACAAGATGTAGATGGTTTAACAAGATTCAAAACAGGTTTCTTTGTTGATGATTTTAAAAACACAGATTTACTCGATAGAGATGATCCTGATAACAAATGTGCTGTTGATGTAGCAAATAAAGAATTGAATGTGCCATTAGATTTTTGGTCTATTCAACCTGAAATAGCATTTGATCAATCAATCAATATTGATAGTGCTGATTTTTCTGATGATTTAAAATTATTAGATTCAAATGTAAGAAAAACAGGTGATTTAATAACTTTAGATTATACTGAAGTTGATTTCTTGGAGCAACCATTAGCTTCTAGAGTTGAGAATGTTAACCCATTCAATATGATTAGTTTCTTTGGAAAGGTAAAATTAACTCCAAGAACTGATAGTTGGGTACGTAATATCCAAATTGATGGTGGTGAAAGAAGAATCACAGGTGGATTTAATGGATCATATATTGATACAGTAAAAACTAGTAGTAAACCTGATACTCATATTAGATCAAGAAACGTTATTTTTGACACATCAGGATTAAGACCTGTTGCAAGATTTTATCCATTCTTTGATAGTACAAGTGGTATTGATATTGTACCTAAATTAATTGAAATTAATATGTCTAATGGCATATTTGAAAGAGGTGAAACAGTTGATGTTTTTGATTCTTCTGGTGTAAATGTTTGTACTTTTAGATTAGCACGACCAGATCATAAAAAAGGAAATATATTAAAACCAAAAGAAACATTTAATGCAAATCCTTATAATACATCTGTATCATTAGGAAAAAAATATTCTGCCTCCTCTACTACTTTAAATGTAGATATTAACGCTCTTGGTGATGAAGCGAGAGGAACATTTTTTGGATACATTCCAACTGGAACAGGAGTTACTTTATTAGGTAGATCAAGTGGTGCACAAGCAGAAGTAACTGATGTTAGATTAGTTGCTGATACATTTGGTGATTTATCAGGTTCATTCTTCTTTAGAGATCCTTTAGCATCTCCTCCACCACCATTAAGATTTAGAACAGGCACTTCCTCATTTAAATTGACATCAAGTTCTGAAAATGCCGAAAATTTACCTGGTAGTGTATTAATTAGTAGTGGTGAAACAACTTATCGTGCAACTGGTAGAGTTGATACTTATACTAATACCTTAGTGATAGTTAGAAGACCACCACCACCCCCAGATGATTGCGATCCATTATCACAATCATTCACAGTCGATGAGAGTGGTGCATTTATAACATCTGTTGATTTATTCTTTGGAAATAAAGATCCTAATGAAAAGTTAACGGTTGAAATAAGAACTATGGAATTAGGAACTCCAACCAGACAAGTCGTACAAGATTATGCTCGTGTGGTTGTGCACCCAGATGATATTAATACATCTTCAAATGCCGAAGTTCCAACAAATATCAAATTCCCATCTCCAGTATATCTGGAACCAAATAGGGAATATGCTTTAGTTCTTCTAGCACCATCAACTAATCTCTATGAAGCTTGGATCGCACAAATGGGTGAGAAAACTGTTAACACCCAAAGTTTACCAGATGCTGAATCTGTGCTTGTAACTCGTCAGTATATTGGAGGTAGTTTATTTAAATCACAAAATGGATCTATTTGGACTGCAAGCCAATTTGAAGATTTAAAATTTAAATTATATAAAGCACAATTTACTACTACACCTGGAACTGCGTTTTTCTATAACCCAAAAATGGAGAAAAATTCTGCATTAATCAGAAGATTAACTCCTAATGCAATCAAAACTTTACCAAGAAAATTAAAAGTTGGAATTACAACAACATCTCACTCTGCTGTAGTTTCTCACTTAACAATTGGTACTCAAGTTAGTGATAGCACTTCATCAACTGCAATTAAAGGATTTATTGAAAGAGTTGGTGCAGCTGCATCCTCTCTATCAGTAACAGGTGTTGGTACTGGTTTTGATGCGAGTCAAACGTATAATAATGTGCCTTTATTTGCAATAACAGGTAATGGTTCTGGTGCCACTGCAACTATTGTTACAAATGCTGGTGGTGGAGTCCAATCTGCTACAATTTCAAATAATGCAGGTATTAATATAGGTGGTAGTGGTTATGCTATAGGTGATGTTCTTGGAATAACAACAAATAATGTTACGAAAGGATCTAATGCACTTATATCTGTTGGATCAACAGGTGGAATTAACACCTTATATTTGAATAATGTACAAGGTGAAGAATTCACAACTGGGCAAAGTCTTGGAGTATTAGTTGGTTTAAACACAATTTCTCTTGCAAATACTACTATAGTATCATCAGCAACGTATGATGATAAATTTACAGGAAACGTAATTGAGGTTGATCATTATAATCATGGTATGACAGCAAATACTAATGTAGTAACTATTTCTGATGTATTACCTGATACTAATCCAATAAAAATTACAGATTCACTTGAAGTTGATGATCAAGTAATATCAATCGGTAACACTACTGAATTTGCTACTTATAATGGTGTTCCTACTTCTGATGGTTATGTAAAAATTAATAGTGAAATAATTTACTATGATAGTATTGGAGTTAATCAATTAGGTATTGGAACAAGAGGTGTAGATGGTACAATTGTGAGATCTCATAATGTGGATAGTCTAGCATTTAAATATGAATTAAATGGAGTTGATTTAAGACAAATTAACACTGATCATAATATGCCAACACAACAAGCATTATCAAATGCCAAAGATATTGATGTATATTATCTTGAAATAAGTCGTGGTGCACAAACAACTGGTGATACACAAGTTAGTTTTAAAAACGAAGCTAATTTAGGTGGAGGTAACATTTTTGCCTCACAAAATTATCAGTTTAATCAAATTATTCCAAATTTCAATGTGTTTACTCCTGCTGATAGTACATCATTAAATTCACAGATAAGAACTGTATCTGGAACAAGTGCAGGTGGAGGTGAAACTCCATTTATAGATCAAGGATTCCAAAATGTCACATTAAACCAACCTAATAGGTTAGATACACCAAGATTAATTTGTTCTAGAGTAAATGAAACTACAAGATTAACTTCTTTACCTCAAAATAGATCATTTACAATAGGTGTAACTTTTGAATCAACAGATCCAAACTTATCTCCTATTTTAGATACATTCAATGGTACAATGATCTATCAGAGATCAAGATTAAACAGACCAGTTTTAGATTATATTAAAGATGGTAGATCTGAATCTGCATCAGGTGATCCACATTCTGCTGTTTATATTGGGCAGAGAATAGATCTTAAGAATCCTGCAACTTCATTAAAAGTTATCGTCGGTGCGTATCGTGATGCGTCTGCTGATTTCCGAGTGTTGTATCAATTATTCAGATCAGATGGTGCTGATACTGAGTTATCTTACGATATAATGCCTGGTTTTGATAATCTTAATGATACAGATGGGGATGGTTTTGGTGATCAAGTTATTGATTCATCCAAAAATACTGGTAGACCTGATGCTTTTGTTTCAGGAAGTGCAGAGGGTGAGTTTAAAGATTATCAATTTACTGCTGATAATCTTGAAGAGTTTACTGGATTCAGAATCAAAATTGTATTCAGTGGAACAAATGAAGCACTTGCTCCTAGATTAAAAGATTTAAGGGTGATCGCATTAGCATGATACCAGTTGAAGGGCATAAACATTTATATCGGGATGAGAAATCTGGGGCTATCATTAATTGTGATGACCTCGGATACTCTCAATATAAAAAGGCAAAAAAATTAAAACTATCTGAAAGAGAGGAGATAGATAATATAAAAAAAGATATTGAAGAAATAAAATATTTACTAAGAGAAATAGCAAAAAAATAGACGGGTTATCGAGAATATAAATATATCTTAGATCCCGATATTGTTTTTAAATGGCAGTTTACGTTAGCAATTTAACTGTTAATACTGGTACTACATTTTCTCAAATTTTTACATTGGAAAGTGCAGACACGAATTCTGCTACAGATTTGACTGGTTTTACTGCTTCAGCACAGATGCGTAAGCATCCTGGCAGTAGCACAGCAACTAATTTTTCTACGACCATAATCAATGCAACTGGAGGGAGGATCAGAGTTGGACTTACAACAAGTCAAACTTCTGTTCTCAAACCTGGTAGATTTATGTATGATGTGTTAGTTACAGATCCATCTGGTGAGGTTACAAGAGTCTTAGAAGGTTCAGTTCTAGTTAGAGAAGGAGTTACCAAATAATGGCGGATATAAAGGTAAGAGTTGGTCAAAAAAATGCTATTAAGGTAACATCCTCTTTAGCAGGTGCGTCAGCAGGATCTCTTGGTGAACTAAGTGATGTGAATGTCAGTAATCCACAAAATGGAATGGTTTTAGTATACAACAGCACGACACAACAGTGGACTGGAACATTAGAATTAACTCCAGGTGCAACACAGAATTTGGACATAAACGGAGGTAGCTTCTAGAAATGGCAAGTATAATACGAGTTAAAAGATCGACTGGTACTTCGGCTCCATCATCTTTACAATTTGGTGAAGTTGGTGTTACTCTGAGTGGAGGAGGTACGCAAGGTAATAGTGGTGATAGATTATTTGTTGGAGATAATGCAGGTAATCCACAGGTAGTTGGTGGTAGATATTTCACAGATTTATTAAACAATACACCTGGCTCAGTTGCAAGTGGTGCGAACGCATCAACTGCTTCTAATGGATTTGTTGCGATTGTTGATCAAAATAGAAAAGTAGATCAATGGAATGTAGATAATTTAAGATTAGATGCGAATGTCCTTTCATCCACAAATACAGACGGAGATATATTCTTTGTACCAAATGGTTCTGGTGAAATAGTAGTAGGAGATAATATATTTTTAACTTTCGGTGATAGTAAGGATTCAAAAATAACATATGATGAATCTGGAGATGATAGAATCAATGTAACAGGTGCTGATTGGGTCTATGAGAATGGTGTGGCAATTGTAATGGCAGATGTGACTGATTCTGCCACAAAAGACACAGGTGCCCTTATAGTCGAAGGTGGAGTCGGTATAGAGAAGAGTGTTAATATAGGAGGAAATCTTAATGTTGCTGGTGTATCAACTTTTGTTGGTGTTGTAACCACAACTGGTGATTTATTTGTAGGTGGTGATCTTCATGTCAAAGATGATATCTTCTTTGATGAAGCAACAATGCGTAACCTTCGAGTTACTGGCATATCGACATTTGAAGGTGATATGCATCAAACAGGTGGAGTATTTCATGCTTTAGATGCAAGAATTGGTGGAGTTGGAATTTCATCGAATGTCATTTCAACAAAATCTGGTGGTGGTAATACACTCTTTATTGACCCATTTCCTGATGGTTTAAGTAATGAAGGTCAAGTTATTATAAAAGGTGATCTACAAGTCGATGGTACAACTACAACGGTTGATTCATTTACAGTCAATCTTAATGATCCAATAATTAATCTTGGAGTTACAACAAGCACAAGAACTGTTATGGCAACAGCTCTTGCAGGTGTTAGCACAATTAAAGTTGACTCAACTGCAGGTATTAACACAGGTGATGGAATTTCTGGGACTAATATTGGTAGTGGAACAACTATTGCAACTTTTGATCCATCAGAAAAATTAATTACAATTAATGGATCTGTTGCTGTTGGTGGTATCGCTACTACGACTCAGTTAGAAGTTACATCAAATGTTGATACTAACACTGATCGAGGTGTGGCGTTTAGTTATAATACAAGTGCTGGTTCAGGTAATAATAAAAAAGGTTTCTTTGGATTTATTGATACTGATTCCAATTCTAATAGTAATGCACCTGCCAGAGCATTTACTTATATTCCTGATGCAACAATCACTGGTGATACAGCATCGGGCACAAGAGGTGCATTAGATATCAAAGATATTTACTTCCAATCTGGTGATTTTGATACCACTGGAAATGGCATTGTCTACTTTGATACCACTGGTAGACAAATTGGAGCTGCTGGTACTGCTGCTGGTATAACTACTTCTAACTTTGTACTAACAACTAATGCTGCTGGTATACCAAAATGGACAACAACCCTTGATGGAGGAACTTTCTAAAAAATGACAAAATCTAATGATGTTGATGTGAATGCTTTGATAAAAATTTATAACCAAAAAATTTCTACATTAACAAATCAAAATATTCTTCTTGAAGCAAAATTACAAACAGTTGTACAAGACAACTTAGATGCTCAAAAAGAACTATTAGCAGAAAAATTGGAACTGCAAGAAAAGTACGAAAATCTATTAGCAGAACTCGAAGAGGAAGATGGCAAAACCAACAACTAGACAACAATTAATAGATTACTGCTTTAGAAAGTTGGGTTCTCCTGTTCTAGAGATAAATGTCGATGATGATCAAGTTGATGATTTAGTTGATGATGCGATACAACTTTATAATGAAAGACACTTTGATGGTGTTGAAAGAATGTATCTTAAATACAAGATAACTCAAGGTGATATTGATAGAGGTTTAGGTGCCGAGGTTGCTGGAGAAACAAAAGTAAATGGTACAACAGGTATTGGTATTGTTACAACTACAACAACCTCTACAAATATACCTGGTTATGGAACAACAACTACTGAATTTTATGAAAATTCTAATTTTTTACAAATACCAGATTCTGTAGTAGGTGTCAATAAAATTTTTAAATTTGATACCAGTTCAATATCTGGTAGCATGTTTAGTATTAAATATCAATTATTTTTGAATGATCTTTATTATTTTAATTCAGTTGAGTTATTACAATACTCAATGACAAAAACTCGTCTTGAAGATATTGATTTTCTTCTTACTCCAGAGGCTCAAATAAGATTTAATAAAAGACAAGATAGATTATATCTTGATATTGATTGGGGTGCACAAGAGGAAGGAGATTTCTTAGTATTAGATTGTTTTAGAGCTCTTGATCCTGAATCATTCAATCAGGTATATAATGATTATTTTATAAAATTATATCTAACTGCCTTAATCAAAAGACAATGGGGACAAAATTTGATTAAATTTAGAGGGGTTAAATTACCTGGTGGAATAGAATTGAATGGTAGAGAAATATATGATGATGCAGAAAGAGAAATTGAAAGAATAAGGGAAAAAATGATGCTTGAGTATGAACTTCCTCCTCTTGATTTTATTGGGTAATGATTGATGGCGTTAAATCCCTTTTTTCTACAAGGATCTCAAAGTGAGCAAAGACTCACTCAAGATTTAATTAATGAACATCTAAAAATTTTTGGTGTTGATATTACATATATTCCAAGAAAATTTGTTAGAAAACAAACTATAATTAAAGAGGTTCAATCATCTACTTTTGATGATAATTTTTTATTAGAGGCATATATTAATACTTTTGAAGGTTATGGTGGTCAGGGAGACATCATGACAAAATTCGGTGTAAGTTTAAGAGATGAACTTACAGTCACGATATCTAAAGAAAGATTTGAAGATTTTATATCACCATTTTTAGAAGCAGATGATGATTATGAGTTAGCAACTAGACCTCGTGAGGGAGATGTTATATTTTTTCCTTTAGGACAAAGATTATTTGAAGTCAAATTTGTAGAACATGAGGATCCTTTTTATCAATTAGGAAAAAATTATGTTTATAAACTTAAGTGTGAACTATTTGAATATGAAGATGAGGTATTTGATACTGATATAGAAGAAATTGATTCGCAACTTGAAGATCTTGGATTTATTTCTACATTACAACTTATTAGTGTTGGTACAACAGCAACTGCAAACGCACAATTAAATGTTTCCAATAGAGGATATATCAGAGAAATTACTTTAAATAATGATGGAAGTGGTTATACAAGCACACCTAATGTAGCAATAACCACTGCACCAAATGTTGCAGGAAACATAAATGCAACAGCTATTGCAATAACGACAGAGAGAGCAGGTATATTTTCAATTGATAGAATAGTTTTAACTCATGCAGGTATTGGTTATACAGAACCACCAATCGTAACCATTTCTGGTGGTGGGGGTGTTGGTGCAGCTGCGACTGCTGCAGTTGAATTATCAAATTTTGGTATTGTTGATTTTACCATGTCAAATAATGGAGTTGGATATGCTGCAACTCCTACTGTTTCAATTGTAGGAGCAAGCACTTCACCTGCATCTGCAGAAGTTAATTTATTAGCAGACAATACGATATCAGATGTTTTTGTTAAAAATGCAGGTATAGGTTTTACTCAGGTACCAACAATTATTATATCAGATCCATCAACAACTCAAGGAGTGGGTAATTTTGAAAGAGGTGAAATTGTAAAAGGATTATCATCTGGAATTGAGGCAAGAGTCAAAGAATGGGATTTAGATACAAAGATATTAAAAATATCAAATGTTGGTATTGGAACAACTATGGCAGCATTTATTGCTGGTGAAATAATTCAGGCAACTGAATCAACATTCTTTAATGTTGGCATATCAACAACTGCTACAATAGGTATTTCAACAACAATTTTAACAGGGATTAATACATCTGGTATAATTTTAAATCAGACTTTAAATCAAGTAACATTTGGACAATCAATAGTCATAGGGACTGGTGTAACCGTAACTAGTATTGGTTCTAATTCTATTACTATAAGTACTCCTTCGTTAAATACTACTGGAGTTACAACTTCAGTTTCATTTGGATCTACAGTATTATCAAATTATGCTTTAGACTTCTTTAGTGAAGAAAATCAAGACACAACCTTTGAATCAAATGATATTATCGAATCTGAGGCAGATGATATTATTGATTTTTCAGAGGGTAATCCATTCGGTACATTCTAATGCTAGGACAATACTATTATCACGAAATACTAAGAAAAACTATAATTGCTTTTGGTACAATTTTTAATGACATTCACATACGTCATCGAGATGGTGCTGGCAAAGAAACAAGTGATATGAGAGTTCCTCTTGCTTATGGTCCTATGCAAAAATTCTTGGCAAGATTAGAACAGCAACCAGAATTAAATCGTGCTGTTCAAATTACATTACCTCGTATGTCATTTGAAACTACGAACATTGCGTATGATGCAACAAGAAAAGGTGGAATAACACAAACATTTAAAGCATCAGATGGAAATAAATTAAGAAAAGTATTCATGCCAGTTCCATACAATCTTGGTTTTGAATTGAATATTCTTGTAAAATTAAATGATGATGCATTACAAATAATTGAACAAATATTACCATATTTTCAACCATCATTTAATGTTACTATTGACCTAGTAAATGTGATAGGTGAAAAAAGAGATGTACCAATAATATTAGATAATATTTCATTTCAAGATGATTATGAAGGAGATTTTGCGACAAGAAGAGCACTTATATACACATTAAACTTTACTGCCAAGACTTATCTGTTTGGTCCTGTATCTGATTCTAGTGAGGGTCTTATTAAGAAAGTGCAGGTGGATTACTATGCTTCTGTTGATAGAGAGACTGCAAAGAGAGAATTAAGATTTACTGCAACTCCTCAAGCAAAACAAGATTACAATGATGATAATACAACAGAATTAAAAGAAAATCTTACAAAAACTAAAACAAGGATAGATGTTGGAGCAACTAATTCCCTAGCAGTAGATATGAGAATTATTATAGATAAAGAAATAATGAAAATTAAAGAAATAGTTGATGCAAACACGATTGTTGTATTCCGTGCATATGATAGTATCGCTGCTACACATACAAAAGGAACATCAATTGATGTATTGACTGCTGCTGATGATGCATTAGTTGAACCTGATGATGATTTTGGATTTAATGGTGTCGTTGAAGTTTTTAA